ATGATTGTGAATATAGTAAATGAGTGGCAAATCGCCACAGCCGTAAATGGCAATGAAATTAATGTGAGGATTGTTCCTCACGTCCGTAAGCAAAACTCGCTTGATGGTTATCGATGGGTTGAGGTTGGAAAGAAAATTCAGCTTCAAACTGGTGAAGAAATTGAGTTAAACCAAGACGGAAAAAGCTTTTATGCTGGGTTTAATCAACTTTATCGTTTAAATACATATTGTTGATAAAATCATGGTAATAAAGCAAAAAAACCTATCCCTTTTAAAGGAGATAGGTTTTTTTATATCAAGAAGAAATCTAAATAATTAAAGTTATAAAAAGACGAAAGTGATGAAAAAGGTCTTATTATTATTTTAGCTATATTTAATAACTAAATTAGCCTGCTCTCCAGAACTGACGCCCCATGACCTTAAAGTTTTTACCGTTCTCTTCGGTGACACGTCGGTCTCTAAATTTTTCATTTAAACTATGCAAAATTAAAGAGCCATCTGCCTCTTTAAAAATTTGTTTAATCATGCCTTCACCAGCAAAATAAACGGCATAGATTTCACCATCAATTACTTCTGTTTGAGAAATATCAATACCGACCAGATCACCATCTTTGATGTAATCGGTCATACTATCGCCCTTAGCTTTAATAATACGCATGCATTCCTGAGCAACACGTTTTTCTTTAAAGAATGAAGCGGGGAAAGGAATTTTCCCATTAATTGCATCAAAATGAAATTCGATTGATTCGCCTGTACCACAAGAAAAACTCGCTTCAACTACTTCGATCCAGACATATTGGTCTGCTGCATCGTTATTCACGACAGTAGGACTAAATACATCACTTTCTCTAAAAGAGTCTTCTGAGTTTCCTGTAGTAAGCCAATAAGCATCTACACCTAAAAACTGTGCAATGAGTGGAAGAAAAGCAGATTTTAAATTCTTCCCTGATTCTAAAGCTTGATAAGCAGGCTGAGACATCTTTACTGCTTCAGCAACCTCTGCCTGTGTTTTTTTAGCTTTAATCCTTGAATCTTTTAAACGGTCTTTAAGAGCCATAATGATCGCACCAGCTAACTTATAACAAATATATAACTTAAGTTATATTTAGTAAAACAACTATAGTTATTGACTAATAATAACTATAGTTATAATATCAGTTATAAGGACATATTGATAGAACGAAAATAATATTTTATTTGAAATTTATTTCTTAATTTTATCAATACCTTATTAAGAAATTAACGATTATTCTGCCTCACTGGACGACAGAATATAAAAATGGCGATAGTCGATGAGTGGTTTGTAAAGACTATTAAAAACAAGAAATGGAATAAAAAAAGCCCGATTCCGTGGATCAGGCTTAATGTTCGTCGATAAAGGGTATCAAGAACATGAAGAATCTAACAAAGAATTTAATGCTTCACAAAAGTTTCCGATATACGGCAACGTGTTATCTCAACTTTTTGGTCAAAAAAGAGAGGTTATCTAGCGGTGCAGTTCTACTGAGGCTTATGTTATTCATAGTGGTTTAAAAAGAACAAGATCGACTAGATTAAATCTGTGTACATAGCAGAGTTAGATATAAAAATATGAAAAATAACAAAGCAGTAGCCATGATTATTTTTCAAAAAATTACGCTTTAGGCAGGATTAAATTATGGAAAATTTTTTAACTTCAAATGGGCTAGCTGCCGCTTTTAATCTCTATGGCACTGTCATGATGGTGGTTTTAGCAGTGAGCTTAGTTGTTGCAGTAGTTTTAATTATGCGGTTTCCACGTTCACCTCAAGAATGGGTCGTGGGTTTGATTTGTACGGTTGTTTCAAGCTTGACTGGTGGCTCATTCATTATCATGAAATGGAATTTACATGAGTGGGTGACAGATATATGGGGAATGATCACTTTAGGTGGATTCTTCTTTATTTGTGGCTTACCTGGTTGGGCAATTGTGAGGTGGATATTTAATTTCATTAATAAACAAGAAGGAAAAACCATTGTTGAAGTCATGAAAGATCTAAAAAAAGCGAAAGATGATATCCAAAGCTAATAGCTGTTTGGCCCTAATAAAGATGAGGACAACTCTTATGAATATTGAGCAATATTTAGATGCACTAATAAAACGCGAAGGTGGCTATGTAAATGATCCACTTGATCATGGGCATGCGACTAAATTTGGAATTACACAAGCCGTTGCTCGTAGTTATGGTTATCAAGGTACAATGGAGAATTTAACCTTAGAGACAGCCAGAGAAATTTATAGGAATCAATATTGGCTTGAGCCGCGATTTGATCAAGTTAATTTGATCAGCGCACTTGTTGCTGAAGAGTTATTCGACACGGGTGTGAATTGTGGTATTAGTTTCACAAAACCACTTTTACAACGTGCATTAAATTTATTGAATAGGCAGGGCAAAGAAGGCTGGGTAGACCTTAAGGTAGATGGTGAATATGGGCCAGCCACTTTGCAGGCTTTAATAAAATATATTAAAAACCGTGGTAAGGAAGGTGAAAAAGTGCTGGTACGGCTTCTTAATATTATGCAAGGCCAGCGCTATATTGAAATTACGGAAACAAATCCGAAGCATGAGCAATTCTTTTATGGATGGCTTGCTAATCGTATCAGCTTATAAAAAAGCCAACTTGCTAAAGCTATTGAGTTATAGCCTTACAAGTTGGCTCACTTTCATAAAATAGTTTTATTGAGTAATAAGTAAAACTGCTAAAAGAAAAAATATACAACCACTGACTTTATTGAGCTTAGAAAAATTATTTCCGGCAAGCATCTTCTCTTTGAATATAGAGGAAAAGTTGGCATAAACTAAATGAATTAAAAATCCGATCAAGCAGAATGTTAAAGATAAAACCAAAAACTGATTTAATATTTCTTTTTTAATATCAATAAACTGTGGGAAAAGGGCAATAAAAAAGACAATTGTCTTTGGATTAAGTAGTGAGGCAAACAACCCTTGATAGAAAAGCTTTGATTTTTTTATCCCTTTTTCATTATGTTCAGTTTCTAATAAGTCTTGAGTTGGGGATTTTTTAATAAAATTTTTATAACCTAAGTACATTAAGTAAAAGGCCCCAATAAATTTTAAAGCAGTGAAGATAGTAGGGTTGCTAGTAATAATAAGTCCGACACCGCTTGCAGAAATCACGGCGATAATAAACATACCAATAATTAAACCACTAATACCAAATAAAGCTGTCCTCACACCATAATTTATTGAATTTGTTACTGTAAATAAAACGCCTGGGCCTGGGCTTGATAAAGTAAGAAAAGCAATGGTTATAAAAACTAAAAGACCGCTCACGTTGATACTTCCTGTTTATCATCAATATGTTAATTGCATGCCTACTTTAAAGCAGAATAGGAATAATGTATACAGACAAGTATGTATAATTTATAAAAAAGTAAATTAAAGGATGGTATTTGAAAGTTCCTACACAATTTTATTTTTTAAACTCTAAATTATTTGAAAATTAAAAATCCAATGCTTTAAAAAGTATTAAATATATTTAATTAATATATAGATACAGTGTTAGAAAATTATATTTAAATATCATTGAAAATCAGATAGAAAGTTAAAATTTGATACCTTCGTATTCAATAAGAAATGAATTAATTAAGATATCGATTGCAATTCGTTAAGAAGCGTGTATAGTCGACACTAACTACAAAAATATTCATGTTACCCAAAGTCTCTCTTTTCGCAGTTTTATTTATAATCCTCCGTATATTTTTAGATATTTAAGTAGAATGTGTATTTTTTAGTTCTATTGGTTTGCCCAATAATAAATGATAATGTTTTTAAAAGTTAGGATTAATTTATGTCTAATACTACTGGTACAGTAAAATGGTTTAATGAAACTAAAGGTTTCGGTTTTATTCAAACTGATGAAGGTAAAGATGTTTTTGCACATTTTTCTGAGATTCAAACACAAGGCTTTAAAGTTCTTTTAGAAGGTCAGCGTGTTCAGTTTACTGTAACACAGGGTAAAAAAGGCCCACAAGCTTCGAATATCACAATTGTGACGAATGCTTAAACTAAAGTAATTTGATGATTTTAGACGATTTGATCTGTAGTGATTTGCTCAATTAAACGGCTATAATCATCAAGATAGTTAAAAAACCCACTTCTTCCTTTGTGGGTTTTTTATATGGATAATTAAATAAGTTGATTATTTGTTTTATATAATATAGAAATTAGAATTGTGTTGTATAAGTTGACTTTATAACTGGTATAAAAATGGATATTTGTATTGGCGGTATTTTAAACGGTAAAGTAAGAAAGAATAATGAAAATTATTTCTCTATAGGAAATCCTCATTCAGATGATGTAACGGAATATCACAAGCAATATTTCCATTTGGATGGAAAGCTTTTATCATTTTGGGTGTGTAATGAAATCAATTTTCAAGAAGCCTCCAGAATAGCTGAAAGTTTCTTTAAAAAAGAACAAAGTTGTTATTAAGTAAATTTTAATTAAATACTTTAAGTCTGGTAAGTCTATTTCTTTAATGAGATAAGCTAAAAATTATTTTTAATTACATATTTTTAACAATTTAGATTAATTTGTTATTCATAAAGTCATAAGTAAAGAGTAATCTTAGCTCAGAATTTAAAATCGTTGTAAAATTAAACTTAACATTCATGAAAATTTATTAAATTTTTCTTGTCTTAACGGTGCATGACTTACGTCATAAATAATATTTCTTTTTGTAGTATATCTAAAGGAAGGAAATAATTCTAAATGTTGAATATAGTACAGCCTAATATTTGCTTCATTGGTAGCAGTAATTTGTCTTTAGCTTTAATTGGAGGTTTAGTTTTAAAAGGCTTTCAAAGAGAAAAAATTAATCTAATAGAGGAAGTCAAATTTGAGAATCAAATCATTCTAAAGCAAAAGCAACATGAGGTGAAAAAGGCAGATATAGTTGTTCTATTACTAGACCCAAAAGACTTAAAGGCTATACTGGCGCCCTTAAAAAAATGGTTAGCTGATAAAACTATTGTGTCGATGATGGCCGGAGTTAATATTAAACAATTAATGAGTATTACGGGTTCAAAAAAAATTATCAGAGTCATTTCTAATCCCCCTGTATTAACTTATACAGGTACCCATGTGTTAATTGGTTCAGACTATTTAGAGCCTTTAGATAAAGAAGTGATAGAAACAATTTACTCAGCAACAGGGCGAACCTATTGGGCAAATTCAGAATCCCAAAGTGACGCGATTATTGCTTTATCGGGTTCAGGACCAGCTTACTTCTTCTATATTCTCGACAGTATGGTGAAAACAGGGGTGTCTATGGGGCTAGATAAGCAATTTGCTTTAGATCTAATACTTCAAGCTGCATCAGGCGCTGTAGAAATGGTTCGTAAAAGTAATGTTCAGCCTAGTGAGTTATGTGGCAAGGTCACATTAGCGAATGGTATTACAGAGTCTGCATTACGAATGTTTGAATTAGGCAACCTCTCTGATGATATTCGGCTTGCTTTAAAAGCAGCTTACCATCGTAGTAAAGAAATAAGCTTAGAAATTAATGCAGAAATTACGAGACACTAGCTTTAGCTGATTACAAAGTACCTTCCAAATGTTAACGCTTTATATTTGGAAGGTATTTTTTTAACCACCATAGTTTAGCCGTATAAAGGTAAAGCAAACATTATCTTTCAAAGAACCATCAAAACGGCTACTTTAAAAATCAATTATTAGCTCAAGTTATGGAATTTGTAGGAAATACTCCCAAATAATAAAACCTAAGCCGAACCCTAGCATTGAATAGAGCGTAATAATAAATAGTACAAAACTAGCTTTATTTTTCTTTCTTAAAAAACTCATGTTAGCTACCTCGTGTCTAGATAGTTACTATCATGAAGAAAGACAAGGTGTAATCATAGATACAGAATTTTTTCAAAAAAATATAACAGATGGGTAGGTGTTATAACCTCATCTTTAATTAAGTTTTTCTTCAAATTTATGACTGAAAAAAGACTAAAGTATGGTGAATCTAGAAGCATGAGAGGAATACATAAAAATTATTTCTACATTGTTTTTTTAATGATAATTTATTACTCATGTTGTGTGAAAAATAATCATTTACAATTGAAAGAAAATATTTCTAATTAGTTAAAAGTATTAAATAAAATTGTGAAACATTTAACATTAGTTTGACTATTTGTGTTCCGTTATAGTGCAATTTTACATAATATGGGTAGTTCTTACATTGTTTTAAATTTATTTGCACTCAATTACAATTAAGTCTTCATAATCAGAAGATGAATTTTTTTATTTTCAATTATTTATAATAATATTGAGGAGGAAGAAATGCCAAAGTATTTAGCTATAGCGGAGAAAGTATACAAGGAAATTAAAAAAGATAATTTATTTACTCAAGATACCATTCAAAATTTAAATTGTTTAATTAGCTTGATTCGCAAAGCAATTAAAGGTACTGAGTTCAAACTTAAGTACAATTTTATAAATTTTGAAGAATGCTTAAATCAATTTAATAAAGAAAAATCAGTGCATATTGATTTAAGTCTTATGCCCAAGTTTAAAAATGAAGATGAATTCATTTTGTGGCTTGCAGGCTTTATTGAGCGAATGACAATTGGAGGGAAAGAGAAGCTTCCTCCAATTTCAAACTATATTCCAAAAGGCTTTAAAATTGATCAAACCGAAATTCCTGTGGCTGCTGAACCAAGCAAAGAAGAAAATGCTGAGATGATTATTAACTACTTTAAATCTGAGGATTTCATTAAAAATAATAAAATATCCTCTTAAATATAGAAGTATTTGTCCACCTTACTTCTATATCTGGCTGATAATATTCAGCTACCGCCTTCTGGGGCGGTTTTTTTATTTAACAAGCTTAAATGATCAGCATATAAAACTTATCAAAAATGTCAGTAAATATGGAAATGTTTTATAAAGAATTAATAATGACATAAAAAATAATAAGTTGGAGATTATATTGTTATTTTTATTAAAATATTTTTCACATAAAAATAATCTTAAATTACGTATAGAAACATTTACTGGTACATAATTTCCAAAAAAATAGGATGATGAAGAGATGAATGAGAATGCTGAACTCATTAAATATTTAGATATTGCCGAAAATGTATACGAAAATATGTATGAAAAGTACCAGATTACGGATAACCCTGTAACTAATCTCAATAGAGTGATGGCAGAAATTAGAAAAGAAGCCGAACAAAATGATTTAAAGTTAAAATATACCAAAATTGATTTTGAAGAATGTTTAACTAAGCCTCTTTCTGAAAGAGAGATAAAGGTTGACTTAAGTCTACTTCCTCGTTTTGAGTATAGAGATGAGTTTATTTTGTGGCTCACTAATTTTATTAGAAATATTAGTGTGCAAAAAAAGTTTGTAAAACAAAAGTACTATTTTAATTAGCTTTATAAACTTTTTAACTACTCAAAACTATTAATAAATTTTATAGAACAGCGATATAAAAAGAAAAATAAAGTGCACCTTTGTAGAGGTAACTTACATGAAGAATATTACTGAAAAATCACTTTTTGATGTCTTTACCCAGCATCAAGCTTATCTCTACCGAGCATCATCGCGATCGGTAAATGAACTTTATAAGTTTTTTAATAGTGAAACGATGGTTATGCTTGATCGGTTAAGCAATTTAATGAAAGAGCTGAATGAAACTGAGAAGTTTGCTCTTGCTGGTGGAGAGTATACAACTCAGCATCTAAAAAACATCCAACTTGTTATTTCGAACTGGTTTAATTCAATTAATACTGTTTTACCGGAAATGTTTACTCATTCGGCAACTGCTTTGGCTATATATGAGTCAAACTATATGGCCAAACTATTTGGTAAGGTTATTAAAGATTTAGAGGGAGAGCAGCTTTATCAGTCAATAAAACGAGTGCCTTTGGCTGGAGGTGCCTTGGTTGATGAATCCTTAGCTCAAATTGGTGAAAATGCCCTTCAACGCATTGAATATGCTATTCGGGATGGTATGAATACCGGAATGACGCCTCAGCAAATCATCAAACGTATTACTGGTACAAAACGCCTTAAGTACGAAGATGGATTGCTCAACAGTACCAAAATCGATATTGAAAGAATTATTAGAACGCTACGTAGCCATATATCAAATCAGGTCTATTTATATAACTTCAAAAATTTTAATTTTGAATATGTAAGGTTCGTGAGTGTTTTAGATGGCAGGACTTCTAAAATCTGTGCAGCCGTTGATGGTTCTATTTGGAAACTGAATGACTCGGCGAAAAGAGTGCCACCTTTGCATCCGAATTGCCGAAGTATTCTGGTTCCTGTCAGTAAGGATGGAAGGCTTATTGGGAACCGATCTTTCGTTATGGATGAAAGAAAAGTACGAGATATTCCTAAAGATGAGCGGACTCAGTTAATGGGCCAAATAGATGCAAATATTTCCTTCAAAGAGTTTTTTAATCTGACCGATAATTTTTTCCAAAAAGAATGGTTAGGCCATAAACGTTATAAGTTATATAAAGAAGGGCAATTTGATTTTGATAAATTTTTTGATCCAAAGGGGGGGGGGGAGACTTTGCGATAATATACTTTTGAGCTAATTTTTAATTTCAATATCAATAAAAACTTAATGATGGGTTTAATCATAAAATATTAACTATATTTTCATTATTCTTTTTTCTTTAGGCATTTAAGTATTTGAACAATTAAGCGGGCACTCTTCATTTTTCTGCCTTCTTCTTGATAGTACTGTTCAAAAAGGGCATAGAAGGAGATATGGATTTTTTCAGACTCAGGATTAGCCTGTTCAGATTGTAATTCTAATAATTTTTAGCGGCCCATTGTTCACACTCATTCGCAGTATCTCGAGTAGCTGTATAACGTTTGCCTAAATAACGGACAGTGATACGCCACGCGTCTCCGCGCTTAACCGGCTTTTGCATAATAACACTCCAAATTTCATGGTACTGCAATGGAAATATAAAGCGTTTTTTAATGCGAATTTTGAATTGACCTATAGACAATAACAAAACCACCTAATTCTTTCGAATTAAGTGGTTTTTGAATTTTGGAGCGGGAAACGAGACTCGAACTCGCGACCCCAACCTTGGCAAGGTTGTAATATTTTAATTAAATCAATTGCTTAAATTTTAGTGGTGGCGCAGTGGGGGCAGGGTGCTTTTATTGTAATAAAATATTTATTTTAAACATTTTATAAGTAATTTTATTTACTATTATCAATATTACTTATAAGGCGGCATTTTCAGTTATGATTTTAAAACAAATTGCAGAAATTGAGCGTAGAAAGAAGATAGACGCACAATGGGATGCTATCAGAAATGACAAACATCTTGCTAAGGAATTTGCAATTAATGATTTTGTCAAAGAAAGTACACAATTTGATGGTTTGGTAGATTTATACAACCAGGCTTGTGCGAAACTCCTTGGCCATCAAAATAAAGCGGAGTTAACACCAAAAATGTTAGATGATTTTATTGGTCAAAATACAGATTTTAAAAATGTTTTTGATTTAGAAACTAAATTTTTGAATCATTTTAATAAGAATAATAAAGGCGCCTAGAGCGCCTTTTTAATTTTTACGTCTTGCTTGCCTTTGGGCTTTAGCCTTATTTAGATTATCTAAAATCGGCATGACAGTAGCAGGATTATAAAGGTGTTTTCCGTCACCGCCTAGATTATAAGCCCTTAATTCATCGATAATGGTTTTTCTCGATAAATTATACCGTTCCATTAACCATGAAGCCGGCACACGGTTCGGTATTTCCTCCGCTTTAATTTCTAATACTTTACCGATGTTTGGTACATCGTCATGTATAAAAATTTGTGGCGGTTTATCTGATTCAACTACAACAATATATTTTCCCATCTTTATACGCCTTATGTTTTAGCAATGTTCTCAGGAGTAATCACAGAGGGTCAGCAATGCGATTACACCTGTAGAACATTGCTAAGAATGTTCTTTAGTGATTAATTTTCTGATTGATTGTTTATTGCATTCTGTGCCGCTGCTTCGGGTGTTAAACCTTGGCCATGTAAAAGCACTTTACGGTTTGGATCTGACGTTCTCTTTCATTAAGAACATCTTTGACAGCTTGACTGCTATATAATTCACTCATCCCTCAGCTCCCGATTCATCCATTTCAATAACATCATCAGTAAATTCACGAGAACCAGGTGTAGCGAATTTTTCAGTTGTCCCGTACTCTTCTTGAAGGTATGCGTTAAAAAACTCAGATTTATTCATCACGCGAAAATCATCTGGCAAGTGGCCTTCAGCATCCTTAAATATCTTTTCAAGCGTTGAACGCGTAGGGTACTGACCAAGAGGGAGTGACATAGTAACAATTGCTTGTTGCCCATCTTTATTAACTGCATAAACTTTCATTTCAAGTTTAATTGGTGCGTTCATTTTCATTTTTCAGCTCCCGATTCGCTTGCTTCAACCATTTTCTTCCAGATAAATTCATTGCGAGTATTGCTACTCATCTCAATAATTTCATCGTCAAAATCCCAAGTAGCATCAATCATCTTAGGTGTTGGCTGCTTTGGCACAACAATATGAGTCTCTGGCACCGCCTGAGCTTTGGCTTTTTCTAGCTCTGCATCACGATGCTTTGCACATCTAAGCCAAGCATCCCAACGGCTATTTATGTTGCTTATCTCTTCCTGAGCAATTTCAGAAGGATTGTTTGATCTAGTCATAAACAGTTCATGCTCATGACTAAAAATAATGTCTCTTCTTCCTTTGTAATATTGGAAGGTATTCAGAAAAGCCTCTCTTTCCTTATTCAAATCTGTCATGCTGCTGTCCTCACGCATTGCCTTGTGTGCCAATTAAAGAATGTTTGCGACTACTACAAGCGCTAACTATTTCAGCTTCACAATCAGTACCTTTGAACTGTGAATAGATGATTCCAAGTTCAGCAACATCTGTAGTTGCATTGATGCGCTTGATAGCTTCATCAAAAGCAGCTTGAAGCGCTTCTTCTTGGCTGCGACCATCGTTAAGCCAAGCAATGAGCTTTTCACCAGTTTCCTTTGTGATTACTTCGCCTGTTGGATTAAACAGTTTGGTTCGGTCTTTTGTGGGGATTGCAAATTTATTTTCATGCAACATATCGAGTGAAACGGTAAGCTCATACTCATAGCCTTCACGCTGCTCTGCTTTCATGCCAAGTTTGATAACTTTTCCTTTTTCACCTTGTACAGTCTCAGTTTTTGCACGAGTTGTAGTGATAATGTGCATATCTGTTTGAAGAATCGCGTCAATAAATTTGCGGTGACGTGGTGTGGTTTCTGACCAAGCTGACCAAGTGTTACCTTTAAAACGTTTAGCTGCTTCATCGTTGATTTCCAAACATCCACCAGTTCCAATCCATTCATGACTAGCACTATCAATGATAAGAACTTCATAGCCCATGTTGTATGCTGCATGGATCGCGCCAGCAAAGCGTTCAGGGCTATAGGGCGGTTTTAATGGCAATGTGTCAAAGTTAAATTCATTTGCATATAAAGATGCAGATTCATTTTCTGTATCAATAACCGCAATCTTTTTGCCAAGACTAGAAGCCAACACAAGGGCAGAGTAGGTTTTACCTGAACCACTGGCGCCATTAAGATTTAACTTGAGCTTTGCTTTTTTACGTTCTGCTTTAGTGAAAGAGAACTGTTCTTTAGTTTGCATGTTCATCTTTAATCACCTTTATATTTTGAATTTGAATAAATCGGAGACAATTCACGAGTCGATTCGTCTTTCTTAACTACGACTTGATTAACTGGTCCGCATTTGTAATTTGGTTCTTTCTCGCCGATCGGTGTGCAGTGCTCTAAAGTTAATGCCCATCTTTTCCAAGACTTTGATAGGGCATCCCAGTAGAACATCTGGTCTTTATTGGCTTTCAGTTTCCAATCGCTGCCACCAAAAGTGCTGTAGTGAGTTGCTTCATCTTCTTCACCAACACTGAAACCAAATTGTTCAAGAAATTCTGTATTGAAGAAAAAGCCCATACACACCTCACGCTTTAATAGTCGCTAAAAGGTTTGCAGTGTGTAGACGCTCCATTTCTGCAATCTTGCTTTGCCAGTTACGGTATTCTTTAGAGTCGATGTCACCACGTTGGAAGGCATATTCAACTGCGCCAGCTAGAAGCTCAGGGTGTTTGCTTAAGTCCTTCAAAAGCTTTGATTCAGCAGCATCAAACGAGATATTGGCTAACATATTCATTAGATAATCCCCCAGTGAACCGCCAAGATGAGGTTGAAGAACCCAATGAAACTAGCTAGTGCTATGTAGTTATCCATGAGAGGGCTCCTTTAAATCTTCACTAAAGTCGCCTTGAACTGGTTGACCAAGGATTACCGCCTTAGAAAGTGTTTCCATGAATTTTTCAGTTACTTTGCCTGCCCAAAAACATGAATTTCTATCTCTTAACTTCTTGATACCCACATTGAAGAGCTTAGTGCCTAAGTGTTCAGCAACTAGTTTGTTTGCTGTTGAGCCATCCCAAAGATCACCTTTGAATGTATGAACGCGAGCAGCTTGTATCTTAGGAAACATGCATGAAGGCTCTTTAATACGTAAACTTATCTTTGAACCACCAAAACCCTCTTTTGTTCCTGGTGCATGTTGATAGATATGAAGAATCTCGCCACATCTAGACCAAATGGCACATCCAAGACGCTCATATACTTCAAATTTATAGTCATCAACTACAACACCAAGACTTCCATTAGGAACAGCAGATCCAAGCATCATGCCCGTACATCCAAGGTTATTAATTTCAATCGAATAGATCTTCATCACTTCACCCCCTCAACCTGAACGCGGACATACATGTTCTGTTTTGCTTTGAGTTCGTTGGCGTATTGCTCGTCGGCACAGCCTTTTAGGAATGCAAATACAATGAAGGTGATAACCCAGAAAGCTACGAATGCTTTCGAGCCATCACGGAAGGCTTGGCTAAACTTGTACTTTTCAATTCTTTGATTCATACTTATCTCACTCGTTGAGTAAAAGTCCCGTCGGTCAGATGTCTGGGACTTTTTTGTTATCTGGTGAGATAAATATAAGACAGATTATAATTGTGGTCAATAAGAAATCTTATAAAAATATAAACAAATTTATAATTACATAATTTAGATAATAAAAAAGCACCCGAAGGTGCTTTATTTTATGAGATGGGTTATAGAAGACCACCTTTCCAGACCACGCGACCTTCGATCTGAAGGTTATTCATAGTCTCTGGGCTGATCTCAATATCTGGATGATCATTTTTATCTGGATTGTCTGAGCGTATTACCCAGTGAGTAAGCATATTAACCAAGCGTTTAATATAATATTCGTTATCAATACACATAAAGTAAATTTTTGAGTTTCTAGGTGTGATGTCTGATGTATCCACCAGTAAAACCTGACCATCTTCAATAGTAGGGTACATACTGTCCCCAATTGCATGAATAACTACTAATTTATCTTTCTTAAGTCCTTGAGATAGTATCCAATCTTCGCTAAATACCAAACCGCCTTTAACATCCACATGGTCAATGATAGAGCCAGAACCACAAGACCCAGCCACATCAAACTTTGGGATCAATACATATTCCTCCTTAGAAGGAACTTCACCAGCTTTGTCGCCCCCAATGATTACAAAGTCATCGAACGTTCCTTTTTGTTTATCTATGTATTCTTGGCCGCTTAAAAGGTATTCACTCGATACATTTAAAGCTTTAGCTATTTGTGGCAAGTATTTTGACTGATCACTAATGTTGTTCTCAACATGTGAAATAGTAGCTTGTGTTAATTGCGCTTCCTTCGCCAATTTTTCTTGAGACCACCGCTTTAACTTCCTGCACTGACGGACGCGATCTCCTACTGTTAAGCCAACCATGAATAAGCCCATCGAAATATAAACACCCTTATAATCTAGCAACATTCTTCATAAAATAATTTATTGATCTTTTATAAGTCAAGTTATATATTATAAGAAATCTTATGAAACTTGGGGTTTGGTCATGGATAAACCTAACTGGTCCGAACTAATTAAACAACTTATTGAGCGTGGATACACGGAAGAGAGCATTGCCGATGCAGTAGATGCGACACAACCAGCAATCCACTACTTGAAAACTGGAAAGACTCAGGAAACGAAATACAGCACTGGTGCAGGAATTATTCGTTTGTGCACTTTAAACGGTATTTCAATCAATCACAAAAAAGCCCCAGTTACTGCAAATAACTAGGGCGGTTATTCACACAGGAGAAGCTGTATGAACCATCAAATATTAGCAGACATTGAACTAAATCGGAAGATTAGTTTATTTCAAAAAGCGGTTGAGGCTTATGCAATAGAACGCAGTTTAAAAAACTCGGTTGCTGTAGCTGAGGCTAAAAGTAACTTGGAGCGTCATTACTATGAATCCTACAGCTTTGCGGTTCATAAGGGAGTATGAGCATGAAGTTTATGAAGGTGCGAAATATGCACGCCAGTATGGTGATCTTCAAAGGCTTTACGATGCTTCAAGTGATGAATTCTTCATTGAAGAAATCAACGATGCTTATGAAGAGTTTAAGAGGAGCTTGGTATGACTAGTTTTATTTCTAATGCATTCCAGATTCCTAATGACCTAATAGATAACGGACATATGGCTAAGATGAAGGGTGCAGCTTTGCCTTGTTATCTTCTCATTGTTCGTAAAACGCGTGGCTGGAATAAACAAGCAGATAGCATCAGCCTATCTCAGTTTGTAAAAGCAACTGGATACAACAAGGATACTGTACAAAAAGGCCTATTAATTTTGGAAGAGATGGGTGTAATTATCCGCCTTGAAACTGACAAACAAATTAATGAATGGTCTCTAACTGACCAGATAATTACCACTGAAAACCATACTAAAAATTCGCCTAGCGAAAATTTAGCTATGCTAAAAAATAGTACGGAACCATACGAAAATTTAGTATCAAACCATACTAAAAATTCGCCACACAATAACAATAATAAAAACAAAGAAAAACAAGGGGTGGGTTACTCAGAAAACTTTGAGAAGTTCTGGTCTGCATATCCAACTTGTAAACGTAAATCAGACAAGTCTGGCACTTATAAAACTTTCACAAAGCATGAAGGAAGTTTTGCGATTGAAACACTTCTTTCAATTCTTGAAAAACAAAAATCTGATGTCTCTTGGACAAAGCAGGATGGTGAGTTCATTCCATCACCTAGCACTTGGTTAAACCAAAAACAATGGGAAAACGAGTATTGGTTTCAGGTCAACAGCTCTGTGGTAGCTCCTGATTTCTCTAATGCCCAATTGCAATATGGAGACTGGTAATGAGTACAAACATTCAAAATATGACAATTGAGCAGAGTGTGCTAGTCGCATTGATGACAGTGAGCCATTCCCTAGAGGTTGTCGCAAATGATCTTACCGAAGAACATTTTTACGCTGGTCGTCACAAGATTATTTACAAGGCAATTGTTGAGCTTGCTAATGCTGATAAGCCATATGACTCAGTATTTGTCTGCAAGCATCTACAAGAGCGAAATCTTCTCAATGACATTGGTGGAGAAGAGTATTTAATTGAACTTAACAGTGCAGTTGGTAGCGTACACCACCTGGAATATTTTGTTGCTGAGTTGAATAAACTTAAGCAGCATCGTGAAGTTGAAAATATTGGTCTCTCGATTGCAGAGTGCGCTAAAGATTTGACCATTACTGATGTTTACTTAGCTGCTGAGAATTTATTTAGTTCGTCTAGTAATTCAATTGAGCAAAAGCAAACAGGCTTTGATTTTAACCAAGCTTTAGAAAAGACACTTGAGCGATTTGAGAAAAAGATTGCCCAGAAGGAACAAAAGGGCTTCATAGGTGTCCAGTTCAATATTCCTCATCTTGATAACCTTCTTGGCACAATCGAGAAAGGACATTTTTGCGTAATTGGTGGTCGTCCGGGTAGTGGCAAGTCAACACTCGCGCAGATGTGTGCAATGCAAACTGCTAAGCGCTACAACATTCCTGTTTTATTTATCTCTGCTGAGATGGACACACCAACCCTAACCAACCGCATGATCTCAGCATTAGGGCATATCCCATATAACAATCTTCACAACGGGGAAATTTATGACGGGATGTTTGAAAAGCTTACTGGCACGATAGCTCAGTTCCGCAACCTTCCAATCTTTATTGAAGAGAAGCAGAAGCCAACCATTTCTGAAATCCAAAGCTATGCGCGTAAAGCAAAACGCAAATATAAGGCTCTAGGCTGCATCATTGTGGACTACTTGGGTTTAATCCGTGACCCATCTAAGAAGGATCGCGTTCAAGAAGTTGCATCAATCAGTCGTGACTTAAAAGCTATGGCAAAAGAGTTTGATTGCCCAGTAATTGCATTGGCTCAACTTAACCGTGGAGCAGAAGGACACAAGCCAGTAGCAAGTGATCTTAAGGATTCTGGACAGATTGAACAGGATGCAGACCAAATTATCATGGTCCACCCATTACTCGAAAAAGAGACAAATGCACCTACAGGCGTAACTGAATTGATCATTGCTAAAAACCGTCACGGCAAGCGTGGATCTGTAAAGGTTCAGGATCGCTTAGATATTTGTCGTTTCGTAGGCATGTCATTCCCAGTGGAAGAGAGAGGTGCAGCGTGAAAACTTTAAATAGAACAAAGAAATTAAACTTTGATGACCAGCTTAGCTTACTCGTGTTTGGCTGTCATGCATCAGCGCCTTTCAGTGTCAAAGACGTGAAGGAATCAGTGTTTGATTTCAATCGAGGAACCATCTACAGCAATCTTCAAAAATTTGTTGAATGGAAATATTTCGAACGTGTTGGGAAAAATCATTACAAGGCAACTCAATACGCAAAAGACATCCTGAATGTTAAAGGGGAGCTGAAAGCATGATCGAATTTGTAGATTACACCTCAATGATGAAGCTCCGCAGAGATTACAACCTCGGCACTCGCAATAAAGAAACAAGAGCAGCAGCGAACCTCTATGAGAAATTAAGAAAGCTGAAAATGCTAGACCAGCTTAAGCAGGAAGCCATTACTAAACGTTACAAGGAGGCGGTATGAAACGATTAAGCGTACTAGTCGCATGTGAATATTCTGGTCGTGTTCGCGATGCTTTTGCTGCTCTTGGTCATAACGCTATGTCTTGCGATTTATTGCCTACAGAGGCCCCAGGTAATCACTATCAAGGTGATGTTCGGGATGTTTTGCATGAAGGTTGGGATTTATTAATTGCACATCCGGAATGTACTTACTTAACAAATGCTGGTGTATGCCACTTGCATAAAGATCCAAGTCGCTGGCCTAAGCTTTTTGAGGCTGCTGAGTTCTTCAAGCTCTTCTTAAATGCAACTCATATTCCAATGCGAGCAATTGAAAACCCAATCATGCACAAGTACGCAAAAACGCTAATTGGTGGTGTGCAGCAAAGCCAGGTTATTCAGCCGTGGATGTTTGGCCACACAGAGCAGAAAGCTACTTGCCTATGGTTGGAAGGATTAAAGCCATTGGCACCAACAAACAACGTCAAAGAAGAAATGATGTTGTTGCCAAAGAATCAACGTGAACGCCTGCATTACTTGCCACCTGGTCCTGACCGCTGGAAAGAACGTTCAAGAACTTATCCTGGTATTGCTAATGCTATGGCTTTGCAATGGGGTGGAGACGTGCGTCATTTAGCTATGAGGGAAGCAGTATGAACAAGAAAAAGGAGCCAGCCATGAGTGAGCTTAAAGCAAAAGACATCGTCGCCATGAATGTGCCTACTCTGCCCAAGCCAATTGGGAGCTTACAAGAGTTACATCCAGAGTTTGCAAAGGTTCTTAATGAGAACTTTCTAGAGTTGCTTGGCGACGACTCCCCCATAGAAAACCACATCAGCCCGCTGTGTAAATCAAAGGATGTTTGAGATGGATAAACCAATAACATTTAACGAATGGTTAGGCACACAAGGCAATATGGTTCTCCTTCATGCCAATTGCTGCCGTATTGCCTATGAAGCTGGTCAGCAGTCAATGCAAGCGAAAGTGGAGGAGCTGCAAACCCAATTATCGCTACAACGTCAAAGAGTAAAGGCTTTTGAAGAAGAGCTTACTAGTTCACGTAACTATGGTGACGAGCTGCAAAAGCGGGTGGATGCGGCAATTAAATGCGCTGATCTTAATTTTTGGAATGCAAATACGGTTAAGGCGATGGTTGAAGCGCTCAAGGGGGAAGGACAGTGAATAACGAAGAATTGGCCAAAATCGGAATGATGTTTATTCATTGGATTCAAATCCATAGAGAATCTATCAATCGCTTTGAAGAGTTCCGGGATTGTTTTGTGCATGACCCTAACGAGCCAGTGCATACAAAAAAGGACTACGACAAAGCATGGGAAATTCAGAAGGAAGCTTCTGTATTGGGTAGTGAAGCGAAAAGACGTTATGAAACCTTGCTTGAAGAAGTTGACCTATATCTAGCGCGTGAAAGAACTGATGTTCTTGAGGCAGGTGACCAATGACCACATTCAAAGAGGCTCAAAGGGTCCAGTCACAAAAGGCAGCTCGTTCAAAGAGATTCAATAGAGTGCCAACAGAAGATCAAGAACAGATGACGCTCATGAGTTGGGCGCATCGTGTGAAGTATGGTTCAGGACGTTTGAGTGATTACCTGTTTCATATTCCTAATGGTGGCTCAAGAAACATCCTTGAAGCTGCAAAGTTTAAGAAGTTGGGCGTGAAGGCTGGTGTTCCAGACCTTCAGCTAATTGTTCCAAATGGTGAGATACACGGGCTTTGGATTGAGTTGAAGTCAAAGAAAGGGAAGTTACAACCAAGTCAAAGGCTCATGATTCAACGCTTAGAAGAACAAGGTTACATGTGCAAAGTCTGCTTCGGTGCAGATGAAGCCATAGATGAAATTAAAAAGTATTTGATGATTTGAGGTGGCGTGATGGAACTAAAGGATGACAAAGGCTTGCAGTACATTCTCTTCGGATTGCTGCTAATCGTAATCGGTTCAATCGGCAAGTTGGTAAGTATTTGGATGTAAGGGGATAGAGATGGACTACAACAAGGCTGTCGTAATTATCTTTTCGGTACTTATGGTGGCAATAGTTTTGATGACAGTATTTGGTAAGTAGGTGACGGTATGAATGCGGCAGTAGTAACACCAGTAATGGATTGGAATAAATACACAATTGATGGATGGCTAGAGCAGTTCGGCGCTTGGTGTGAAACTGTGCGCATGAAAGGAGGGGATTTGCCAGATGGGCTTCACATCAATCAGATCTATTGGTTGATGCGTGAAGCTAGTAAGGAAGTGCCAAGAGGTAAGTCTTACATTCGTTGTGAGATTAATGATTTTGAGGCGGATCAAGTGCACACACTATTGCGAAGCATTCTGCGGTCCGAGAAGGTTGATTATCAAGCTAAGTATGCAGTGATGTGTTTGATTAAGCATAAGGTCGAAAATCGATCTTTAAGTGCGGTGGCTGGCATTACAAACCAGTCTAAAGCTCAGGTAAATATCATGGTTGGATGTGCAAGATTTTTTCTTCACGCACATGATAAAAGATTAAGAATATCATGAGTTTAATTGTTTTTATGGTATAATATTTAAGCAAGCCATACAGGTGCTACCAACACCTATATGGCTCTAATCAAATTGAAATTGAGGCTCCAAAATGACTGTGCGCAATAATACTTGCGTAGCCACAGCTATGCAACGTCGTCACCAAAATTTTATGAAACTCTTAGAATTAACCTATGAGGACTTTGATTATGATTTCTCTAGAGTAGTCTTTGATAAGGATGTTGACTCTACTGTTGAGATCAAATGCCCTAAACACGGTTGGATAAGGACCAGAGCTAAAAAGCTACTAGCAGGCAGAGGATGTGTAGCCTGTAATGAAGAAAGCTTAATGGATCAGGGTGCAATGATTTACCTGATCCGCTGTTATGATGATCAAGAGGAATTCTACAAAATTGGAATTACTACAAAATCTTTAGAAACTAGATTCCCTGATGAAAGCAGCCTGCCTTATGATTTTGACGTATTAAGTTTGCAGAACGGAGATAGAAAGAAGCTTTACAAATTCGAGACGCTACTATTACGACTTTTGCAAAAATACAGATATACACCTAAGAAACATTTTTGTGGTCGCACTGAGTGTTTTAGTAATATTGATCTAATTAGGCAGAAATTTAATATTTTTGATGCATTTGGTGTTGACTCGTTTAAACGCGCGGTATAGGATATCTGGTATAGTGCGCTTGAGTAGTCAGGTTCACTAGCGTTATTTCAAAAGCTCACTTAATCGTGGGCTTTTTGATTTTATGCCCTACAAGCTTAGAACATTGGATTCCGATGTGCTGGACTGGATTTCTAGTCGATGCTTAAACGTAGGGCTATTTTTTTTGGAGGTTCACATGCTCCGAATAATTAAGCAGGTCTTTTGCATACATGTTTGGGAATATGGGTTGGATTACAACGACGACCCAATCAAAGAATGCAGAAAGTGTGGAAAGATAAAATATAATTAACTATTGAGAATTCAAATACTTATTTGCAATTATGTATGTTTTGTAGTCTACTGAGCATGTCTTAATCTTTGAGAGAAAATGCTTGTGTTTGGCTATATTGAAACTTTAGACGTGATTGACTCTAATGGTGATAAGTCTCAATTAGAGAAGTGTAGAATCGATTCAAATGAGGCAGTCTACACTCAAGGTGATCTAGAAGGCATACATATTGGCAACATGCTCATTAGAACTTATTCAGATGGGTTTACTGAGCGATTCAAAATTATAGGCATATCTGGGCCAACACTAATACCTGGTGTAAAAAAGATTGAAGTTCTAAAAGTTTAATTAAATGCCCCGCCAAGTGCAGGGTTTTCTTTTTTATAGGACATCCAAAATGAGCATCGACATTAAACAAGAGAAGTATTTCAACTTAGAAGTTGAAGTGGATGAAAGCACAGTAACGATTTACCAAAAAGATTCAGACATTGTGATTAGCAAAGATGCTGCAAAAGAATTATTTGAAATATTGAAGGAATTTTTAGAGTAGCCTGCATAAGGATTGTCTGTTTATGAATCGAAAACAAAAGAAAGCAAAGCGTTTGATTGCAAAGGCACATACAAAAAAGCAAGCTCAGGTCTACATGACTCCAAAAGAGAAACAAGACATCTACGAGTGGAATACTGCTCACAATGAACTGCATGAAGAGCTTATGGAAAGTTTTGAAGAGCCTCGGTTCATTAAGGGTTTTAAGGTCGGCATTTGGCTTGCATTCTGTGCTGCAATAATTTGGATATTCTGGCATTTCTTGGGGTGAACATGGACACAATCGAAGCGAAGAAGAATTTAGAAATCTATAAACGTAATCTTAGCCGGTTAGAAAACTATAACCATTTATTCAGCAGCCATACGTTTAAGACTGAATGTCAG